ACCTGCGGAAGGTCAACGTGAAGGGCGCTGACCAGGTGATCGGGATCCTTGCGCCTGGCTACAAATTCGCATCGAAGCTCAAGCAGGAGGATGCCGCGGTGACGCTGCTGTTCGTCAAGGCCGCCAAGAAAGTAGACATGGCGAGCGGCGAGCGCCGCTTGGTGGACGAGGCGGCAGGAATACTGGCCAAGCACAGCCCTTGGACGATGGACACGCTGCCGTACGAGCCGAACCGAAGGGTAGCCTCCATCCGAGCCATTCGAGCCACGGCGGCCGAGGTGAAGAAGATCGAGGTCGAGCGACAGAAAGAGCTGCCAGCAGTCCAGAAACAGCTACAGAAGGCTGGCATCAAACAGTTCCGGGCGGCCAAGGAGCGCTTCGGCCGCAAGGTCACACGAGACATCGGCTTCGAGGTGCTGCGCCGAGAATTTGGCATCCAGTCCAAGACGAGTGCACACTGGCGCCCTGCAATCAAAGCCGCGCGCACAGAGCATGTGGATGCGGCCTTGAAAAAACTGGTACGATGGCTGACGGTTCCATCGGAGAAGCGTTGGCAGAAGAATCTGGTGATCAAGCAGGAGCAAGGGTCCGTGATCAGCAGGGTTGAACGATTTCAAAAAGCGGTCTCGGGATAACCGAGACCCAAAGGAGACTGGGCATGAACATCGACAAGGTAAACGCGACTCTGGGCAAGGCGATCATCCACATCCAGCTGCACGAGGCCGAGGAGCTGCGTTCGATGCTGGAGGGCGACGGCAACGAGGAGTCGTCCGACTTCATCAGCGCGTACGTGGACTCCGTTGCGGGCTCCGTGTCCGAGGCGGCGGAAGTGAGCATCGCGCAAGCGGGCAAAGTGGTCATCGAGGCCATGGAGGAGCTGTCCGCCAAGCATCCCGTCGCCGTAAAGACCACTGCCGATCTGGCTGCGTGGGCCACCAAGGTCGGCCTTGCGGACGAGATCGCGCGCCGCTTGCCCTGAGAGGGACGGCATTGGCGAACGGCCGCAGCGGGAGCGTCTTTCTTGAGCACTTCGATCTAGGCGTCGCAACGACGCTAGGCGGAGAGCTTGTGAACGTCGTTCTGGATGGCGAGCAGGTGCAGACCTACGCGGTGAGGATCAGCGGTGTCAACGGGCCGGGCGAGTACAACGGTCTGGTGCCGATCGTGATGTCGGAGCCGGATGAGACGTACCAATCTGCGCATCTGCCTGAAATTGTGATTACGCGCTCGTCGGCTGTCCAGCAGATGAATCGCTGGTTCCCCGGTGGACACGAATATCAGGTCGCTGCGTCGAACTCGCAACAGGTGGCCGGTCCCGGTGGGCGCATGATGCCCAACAGGATCGAGAAGAAATTGTGGACGTACCCGTTTGAAATCTCTTACGACATCCAGCTCAGGTCCAGACTGAGGATCGATGCGGATCGGATGTTGCGCCATGCAGGGGCGCGGTTCTGGGCCTACGGCCAGGTATTCTTGATCGATTCCGAGGGCGACGAGCGCGGCTACCATGCCTTCGTCGATACGTTTGATCCGCTATCAGAGCTGACTGACATCTCAGATCGGTTGCAAGGACACATTATTTCGTTGAGAGTCGAGGGCGAGTTGGATTTCGCAGAACCATTCCTTGCCCCAACATCTCCAACCCTTCGGACAAACGTGATCGCTGGTACAAAACCATGAGCTTGCCGTACTGGTATTATGCTGGCCGAGTCACGGCGGCAATCGATCTGCCGGACGGTCCAGCCGTGATCACTCCGCGATCCAAATTTTATGCGATGCCGTCGGCGGTCGCTCATCTGGTCAAAGTTGGCTTGGTGAAGCGCTTGCCGGACCCACCGGTAGCGCCGACTCCGCCCTCTGTTGCCGCCGTTGTTGCGGCCAAGCCAGCGGCGCCCCCGATCAAGAAGTCGGATCCGCCTCCACCGGAGGTAGCCAAAAGCGTTCAAGAGAAGTCATCCATTGATCCGAAACAGCCGGAGACTGTGGTAGCTTCTGTTTCGGAGTCGGAAGAAGGCGAGCAGTCTGGAGATGGCACGCCCGTGCCTGTGGAGTCGGAGTCGGAACAAGAGCCTTCGGAGCGAAGGCGTAGGCGACGAGATCGATACACTCCTCAGTAGACATACCCTTTGTCGTCGGTATCCGACGAGAGGTGACGGGCAATGACAGAACGGCTTCATCCAGGTGTGTTTGTCGAGGAACGTCGGCGTGGACTAACGTCGATTCAGGGCGTTTCTACATCGAACTACGGCACGGTCGGTTTCACGCCTCGCGGACCGACTGACACGCCGGTGTTGGTCACGAACTTCGATCAGGCCACTCGGACATACGGCTCGTTCAACGAGACGAGCCAGATGCTCACGCACGTGTTCGCGTTCTTCGCGAACGGCGGCGTGCGCGCGTACCTGGTGCGCGTCGTAGCTTCCGATGCGGTGGCTGCCACCGGATCCATCGGCAATCCGACGAGTGAGGAGACGATCGATATCGGCGACGGCGTCACCAAGGCAGTTGCCGGGTCGCTCGCAAAAATACCGGTCCGCCCTGGGTCGGTCACGATTGAGTACCGCGAGACTGGTACGCCGGTTGTAGCGGTTGCTGGCACGTACACGCCAGCCGTGAACGGCGTCGCTGGCGTCGGCTCGGTCAAAGATGTTCACGGTCGCATCATCGTCGCTGGCGGGGCCCCGGTCGTGCCTGGCACTGTCTCGATCAGCACGCTCGTGTCGGCGGCACCGGTTCTCTATACGGATCCGAACAAGGACGGCTTGCTGCTGGACGCGGCCGGAGATCAGCGCGGGTTCATCGACTACTCCACGGGTCACTGGAACCTGAGCTTCGAGCTGACCGGCGACGGCGGCGCGCTCGATCAGGTGCCGGACACGGCGAGTCTTCCGTCTCACACGTACACGCCAGCGGGGACGGTTCGCACTGTCACAGACGATGGCCTCGGCGTGATCAACGGCGCGACGCTCGATGTCCCCGGAACCATCGACTACGGGACCGGCGCAGTGGCATTCACGGTCGGAGTCGCCTTCTTGGCGCCACACGATCTGAACCTGATCGAGGCCGCCTACATCCAGAACGCCTTCCCGGTCGATCCGATTTCGCGCGGAGCGTGGGGCAACGACGTCGATGTTCAAGTCCGCGGCAACGCCGACTTCTACGATCGGGAGACGGCCTCGTACTCCAAGCACGACGTGCTGATTCTGCTCGAAGGCAACGTACAGGAAGTGTTCGGCTCGGTTCAGTTCACGGACCCGTCCGGCTCCGACTACGCCATCACGGCCGTCAACGAGCCTGGCACTGGCTCGGCGCTGGTCATCCTGGCGGAGCCGTCGAATGCCGACGAGAAGCCAGCGAACCTCGACGGCCGCTTGCGCGTGCGCGTGGCAGGCGCTGGCAACGGCGTGACCACGGGCTTTGGCTCGACGGCCTTGGCCGACCCCGACGGCTTCCCGGACATCCCCGTGGGCACGCGATCGCCGAACCTCCAGACGCCGATTCAGGAAGCGTCTGTCACGATCACCTTCACCGAGGAAGGCGGCGCAGTCCGCACGATCACCGATGACGGCGAGGGCAATCTCATCGGAGACGTGGATCCGGGCGCACCGGTTGGTTTCAACCGGATCGACTACGAGACCGGCAAGTTCGCCTTCAAGGCCCTGGTGGCGATTTCCAGGGCGGAGACGACGCACGGGGCAGGCGCCGGAGTCACTCCGGTGACCGGATCGTTCGCCTCGATTTCGTACCGGATCCAGCCGGTCGCCGCGCTCAATACCGATCCGCTCTCGGGAGGAACGGACGGCGTGTTGCCGATTGGCCGGAATCAGCTGACCAACCCGACGCTCAAGCAAGATCGTCAGGGCATGTACGCCCTCCTCAAGACCGATGAGCTGATGAATATCGCGATCCCGGATACGGCTGGCAATGTGTCCATGGCCGTAGACGAGGTCGCGGAGGCCGAGGCCAACGGCAAGTGGTTCATCATTTTGGCCACGCCGCCGGGGCTCAACCCCCAGCAGGCCCGTAACTACCGGCGCAACACGCTGGGTATCAGCTCGTCCTATGCGGCGCTGTACTGGCCGTACATCACAATCGCGGACCCGGTCACTGACCGCAACGTGAACGTGCCACCGCAGGGTCACATCGCGGGCGTGTACGCGCGCACGGATGCGACCCGCAGCGTGGGCAAGGCGCCAGCGGGTACCGTCGATGGCCGTCTGGCATTCTCGGTCGGCCTGGAGCGCGTGTCCGAGTTCTCGGAGCTGGACATCCTGCTCAACAGCCAGGTCAACGCGCTCATCGACACGCCACAGACCGGCCGCGTCGTGTGGGGCGCGCGCACCTTGGAGAATCCTCCGGACGACTTCAAGTTCATCCACGTGCGGCGCCTGTTCAACTTCCTCAAGGCGAGCATCTTCAACTCGACGCACGGGTTTGTGTTCGAGAACGTCGGCGCCACGCTTCGCGGTCGTATCCAGCTCGCGACCGAGAGCTTCATGCTCGGGTTGTTCAACCAGGGCATCTTCGCTGGCACGCGCCCGCAAGACGCCTTCCAGGTCATCTGCGACGAGACCAACAACCCGCCAGCAGTCGAGCAGGCCGGAGAGGTGATCTGCGACGTCTATGTCGCCGCGAACACGCCAGGGGAATTTATTGTATTCCGCATCCAGCAAAAGTTCACGAGCACCTGATTCGCGAAATTAGTTTGATGGTTCGGGCCAGCTAGCCCACTCAGGAGGACACAAGACAACATGGACGCAACGATCACCAACATCAGCTCGGCACAGGTGTTCATTCCTGGGCCGAATCTGGACATCCCGGCAGGCGACTCGGTTTCGTGGCCAGACATCACGCTTCAAGACCTCGACGGCAACTCCGTGGTCAAGGATGGCGTGATTGCGGGCACGCTTTCGGTGTCCGTGACACCGGACGCGAACGACGCGGCCGCGGCGTTGCAGGGCGCGCTGAGCCCGGCGGGTTTGGAGAAGTATACCTTCGCCAACCTGCCGACCGGGTACGAGGGCCGCACAGCCTTCGTGACCAACGGCAGAAAGACTGGCGAAGGCGCAGCCGCAGGCACCGGCATTCCGGCCTACTTTTCGACCGCGGCATGGCGGCGGTACTACGACGACGCAGCGGTCACCATCTGATTACCGCTCTCTCTGCGTTTGCGGGGAAGGGTAACGGGGATCAATGGCTGCGCTGAAGAACCCACAATTTGTCGTTGTCGAGCAGCGGATCACCGCTGGCTCTGACTGGAGCGGTGCTGAGCCGACGACGACGCCGAGCTATGCCACCAAGGGTGTCAAGGTCTTCCCGACCGACACCGTTGGCGGGTTGTTCACGTTTGATTTCACTTCGTTCTTTTTGACTGAGGTGCAACAGATCAGCGTGGAGTTCGCAGGGGTCGGAACCAAATCTATCGTCATTCGCCGCGCGTCCGGGCCTGACGTCGAGATTTTCAGCTCCACCGATCCGCTGGAGACCAACATCCTGATCACGGACAAGTTCCAGCTCGCGTCAGACGAGAAGATTGCGATCATCTCCACCGGCGCTGCGGCCGCCATGTATGCGCGAGTCGTTGCCAGGCCGCTGTTCCCGGAACCGGCTACCTCGTTGGTATTTCCATAGGAGGTCACGTGTCGATATACGCCAACGGGCGAGACACGAGCCTGCGAGTGTACGGAGCTGGCCCAGGAGCTGGCGACGTCGGGGGCAAGCTGTTGACGCTGTCAGCCCCTGTCGTTGGCGGATTCGAGCCTTCGTTCTTCACCGAGAACGGGTTCAACGTATCCAGGATGGTGGGCGCCATCCGCGGAAGCGGTCCTCCGTCTGTGACATGGACGATAAGATTCGCCGCGACGCGCGATGCGGCTGGGACGGAAGTGCTCGTTGGTGGCGCGCTCACCGACGATCTCGCGAACGGCAGCAGTGACATCTTCTTCAGCAACGCTCAGATCCCGGCCAGCTCGTTTGTGTGGCTGGAAGTAATCAGTGTCTCTGGCTCCGTTGATGAGCTGGTTGTGACACTCTTGCCGGTGATTCCAGCAGCCTGATCATGCGAACCCCGCTCTACACCAGGATCCTCTACATCAACGGGCGCCCGCAGCCCGAGGGCGGCGGCGGCGGCGGCGGCGGCGGCGGCGGCGGTCTACTCGACTGGCACGACAGCGTCCTCGACAAGGATCTGACGGCTCCGCCGGTTGGGCCAGCGATTGGTCGCTTCATCGTGGCCGCTCCGGCCACGGGCTTGTGGGCGTTGCACGAAAACGAGATCGCGGTTGGCGACGGCGCTGTGACATGGACGTTCGAGGTCCCGAACCCAGGCTTCGCCACGTATGTCGAAGATGAGAGTGCGCCGTATTTCTATGATGGCGTCGCGTGGAGCGAGTTCGTATCAACGCCGTTGACGGCTTCTGCTCCCGCGGACGTTACTAAGGCCGCTGCTGCTGCTGGCGTCTCCATCGAGGCGGCCAGGGCTGACCACAAGCACAATGTTTCGACAGCGGCTGCCGGATCGATCCAGCCAGACGATGCTGCGGCCGAAGGAGCTGCGACGAGTCTCGCAAGATCGGATCACAGGCATTCGATTGCCGCCGCCGCGCCGGGGGGCATTGCCATTGGCGACGCAGCCGCCGAGGGCGTGGCGACGAGCTTTGCTCGCAGCGATCACCAGCACGCGGTCTCGAATCCGGCTGCACCGGTCAACGTCACCAAGGCTGCTGCTGCGATAGGCACGAGTGGTGAGCCAGCCAGGGCCGATCATAAGCATGATGTCACCACGGCCGCCGCGATCGAACTGACCGACAGCACGAACGCTGAAGGCACGGCGACCTCGCTTGCTCGCAGCGATCACACACATTCGCACGGCGCCAGAGGAGGCGGCACCCTTCACGCGCTGGCGACAGCGCTCGCGAATGGGTTTTTGTCTGCTGCGGACTTCTCGAAGCTGGCTGCCATCGCAGCCGAGGCCGCTCCAGCGGTTTTGACGTGGGGCGCGGGCTCCGTGACCGCCACTACCACGACGAGGTATCTGTTCCCTGGTTTTGACAGTGGAACCGCGCAGACTTCTGCCATCAGATTCCGAGTTCCGCGAGCGGGCAAGATCCGAAAGATGCGCGTGCATCACAATGTAACGGCTGGTAACGGCAATGCGATTGTCTACACGCTGAGAGTTGAAGGCGCGGCGTCGGCTCTGACGGTTTCGCTCGCCTCGACAGCATCCGAGGGCGCGGACAATGTAAACTCCGTTGCTGTCGCTAACGACGATCTTATAGATATCGAGGTCACCAAGGCGGCCAGCATCGGCACGACACCAGGCGACATCATGGTCACAGTAGAATTCGCGGCGGCTTAGTCATGCCAGTTTATCGCTACCAACTGACCGGAATCGACGTTGAGGACCTGAAGGAACAGGTACCGCCAGCGGACGCTCCATCCATCAGCGTTGGGGCCATTGCTGGAGTTGTCGTTTGGGACGTGACAGCTCTGGCGACGAGCAAGCCTGACCTCGATGCGTATTTTATTAGTCGCGGCTGGGAATTCGTAGCGACGGATCCCGTCGATACACCGGCCGAGAGCGCGACGGCGGATCTGAATTTTGCCACGAGCATCGCCGATGTAACGAAGGCAGCGTCCTCGGCTGGTATTGCAGATACCGTTGCGCGAGGCGATCACAAGCATGATGTCTCCGCGGCGGTTGTCGGTACGACGGCCATCGCGGATACGGCGGCCGAAGGCTCGGCAACGTCTTTGGCGAGGAGCGATCATCGCCACGCTTTCCCCGCTGGAGCGGCCCCGCCGGTAATCGCGGCCGCCAGCGCGGCTGGCGCGGCGACGACGGCCGCCAGAAGCGATCACACGCATGGCGGCGTTACTGACATTGGCGGAAGCGCAGGCTCGGTCTCGTTTGGCGTCGCCGGGGATGTGTCGCAGATCGACGTGGGCGATGCGGCAGCGGCGGGCGCGTCGAGCGCCATTGCTCGCGCCGATCACCAGCACGCGCTGCCGAGCCCGGCAGCTCCAGTTGATGTAACAAAGGCGGCTGCTTCGGCAGGAGCTGCCACCACTGTCGCTCGCGCCGATCACAAGCACGATGTTACGACAGCGGCGCCTACGGCGACCGGCGTCAGCACCGCATCAGCTGAAGGAACGGCAACGACGCTGGCTCGCAGCGATCACGCTCACCAGTCGAACACTGCACCGGTCAATGTCACTAAGGCTGCTGCTGCGATCGGAACATCGGCGGAGCCTGCGAGAGCCGATCACAAGCACGATGTTACGACAGCTGCCGTCTCTACGATTGGAACCGCTAATGCCGAAGGAACGGCGACCTCGCTAGCTCGTTCCGACCATGTTCATGACCATGGCGCCCAAGCGCTTGGCGGCGGAACACAGCACGCCGTTGCGACAACGAGCGTCGCAGGCTTCTTGTCGGCGGCCGACAAGACGAAGCTTGACGGCGTGAGTTCTGGAGCGGCGCCTGCCACGCTGGCGTACGGCGCGAACATGGGCGCAGGCGACACGACGAAGTATTTCGGCGCCTGGAACAACGGCAACAAGAGCGCGACCGCCAGCGCTCAGAACCAGATCGCCGTACCGACTACGGGCACGGTGAAAAGCATTTCGTGGTTCTCCGATGCGGCCACGGCGACGACCGTGCTCAAAATCTTCAAAAATGGAGTTCTCGCTGAGACCGTGACCCTCACGGGTGTCGAGGGGTCGAAGGCGACCAGTGTCGCGGTGACGCAGGGAGACTACCTTGGCGTGACCTACGACTCGGGCACAGCTCCCACGCTCACGAATCTGTCCCTTACGATCGGGTGATTTCAGATGCTGGTCGCCATCACAGAGTCAGCTCAGTCCGGCACGAAGCCAGTGATCGAGCTTCGTGAAGCGGTCGATGAAGCCGCAGCGGTATCGGCCTACTGCTCAGAGATCAGCCCTCCCCGGAGCGAGTCGTCGTACTCGGGGCATGATGCCGGGGCGGGCCTCGTAGCCCCGATTGCGTTCGCGCGCTGGTCGTGGAGCTTCACGTCAAACCAGTTCGTTCAAACCCCGTCCTACGCTATCAAAGTTCGGGCGCAGGGCGAGAACCTGTGTACGTTCGCGCCAATCGACACCCAGGACTGGAAGGATCTCGGCGGGGCGGTCGGCAATCCGGCGACAGTCTGTGACGTGGCAGCCAACGCCGTTGGATACGCCCACTGCTCGGCTAGGGCCGATGGTGCCGGGGCACAGATCCGAGCGGTCTACGAGGACGATCAGGGAAACGACGTGGCCTGTTGCCCTGCGCAGGATATCGCTACGGGCAACCAGTGGGCCGTTCATCAGCTCTGGTCCAGCGTGGAGCTTCCCGCTGGCCTGCGAGCGTACAAGCTCCAGGGTAGGCTCGGTGGTGCCACGAGCGCGGAGGTCCGATTCGCGGCGACCTACGTGTTCGAGAAGGTTTCAGCGTGACATGGGCATCCGACCCACAGGGCACGAGTTTCGGATGAAGCACCACTCCGCGGCGCCGAAACTTGTGTTCACATGCCTGTCGAAGGATGCGGCTGTAGACAACCGCTGAGGTGACCATGCGTGGTTTTGCGGCAAGCGGCGGAGGGGCCAAGGGGCAATGGCACGTAGGCGTCGTCGGCCGCCTCATGGGCGACCTGAAGACGGACTACGATGCCTACGCGGGCGTGAGCGTGGGCGCGCTCGTGTCCGCGTTCCTCGGCCAGTTCAAGTCCGGCGAGGAGCGCGAGGCGTCCGATGCGCTGACGAAGCTGTTCTCCGGAATTGAGAACGACCACATCTGGAAGCGGTGGTTCCCGCTCGGGAAGCTGAGCATCTGGAAATCGAGCGCGCTCAACAGTTCGCCGATCGAGAAGCTCGTCAGGTCATCGCTTGACGTAAAGCGGGTGAGGGCGTCGGGCAAGCGCGTGCGCGTGGGGGCGGTGGCCCTGGAGTCGATGGAGTACAAGGTGTTCGGCGAGGACTTCCAGGACCTGGCCTCGGCCGTGCTGGCCTCGGCCAGCTACCCGGCGTTCTTCCGGCCGGTCTCCATAGCCGGGAAGCTATGGACCGACGGCGGCGTGCGCCATGTCACGCCAATCAAGGCCCTTATCGACCTCGGGTGCGACGAGATCGATGTCTCGATCTGCCATCCGCCCAAGTCCGTGATCCCGTTCGAGAAGGATCCCGAGTGGCCGGACGTGGCCCTGCGCGCCCTAGAGATCATGAGCGACCAGCTCATCTGGGCAGACCTGGCTGAGGCGAAGCACATCAATTGCCGGATCCAGCTCGGGGACAAAAGCTTGGCAGGCAAGAGGCAGGTTGCATTCCGGGTGTTTTATCCCGACAAGGTATTACTGTCGGACCCACTCAATTTTCGACCGAAAGACGCCGAGCTGATTCAGCAACTGGCGTACATCATGGCGACATCGATCACGTGATCGTGTAGCCTTGTGAGGCAAGCGCATGAGCAAGCTCTCAGAACAGCTCGGTATGGCAATGGCGGGCCCGATGGTCGCACCGGGGATGCCAGCTCCGGTTATTGACCCGGCAATGCAGCCGAGCGGGTTTCTGGTCAAGGTGGTCAAGCTCCGCAACGAGTCCTATCCAGGGCGCGGTGCTCAGGGCGTGCTACCGATCTTTGTGGTTGGCCACGAGGCCATGAACGAAATGGAGTGGAGCGACTGGGTGCGCATGCACGGCTTGCCGAGCTACGGAGCCGGGTACACCGAGCGCATCATTCGCGATGGCATCGATCTCAAGGAGATGTTGCCGACCGCTGGCTTTGGCCGACAGATGCGCGCCGGACGACGGCAGCGAGGAGATCATCTTGCGCAGGTCGGCGCACTGATCTCAGCCGTCGAGCAGTGGCCCGATCTGTATAACCAGATTGCAGCCGAGATGGGCGAGCAGGAGATGACGCTCGGCGCATTTATTGACATGGCACGCACGCTGCCCATGCAGTGGGATGTTGGGATTGGGAAAAACGCCGCCACACTTGGCGATCTCTTGAACCCGTCGCTCACACTAGCGGACGGCCCAAACTTCTGAGCGTAGTAGGAGGATATTACAAATGGCCAGGGCTCAAGCAACCGACTATCTGCACAACTTTCGATTCCATGTTCGCGCGGACACGGTGGCCGGGCTCGGCCAGGATCCGCTTCAGCCAGGCGGAACACCTGGTAGTGGTCGCGGAGAACCGCTCGGCGGCCTGCTTCCAGAAGCTGGCTTTCAGGCCGTTACGACGCCCGAGTACACGGTTGAGTCTGTTGAGTATCGCGATGGCTTGCACACCTACGCCGAGAAGTATCCTGGAATCCCGACCACGAACGATCTCACGTTCACGCGCGGTGTCGCGCGCAACGATTCGGCGTTCCTCGATTGGGTGACGGCGGCCATCGAAGGTCGCGAGTACCGCTCTGACGTCACGGTCATGCACGCGGTTCGCGTTGGACGAGGTTCGGCGGCGGGGGCGAACGGCTTGTTCAATTCGACCCTGGACTTCACGGCGCAGAACAGCCGCATATACAAGCTGTTCAATGCCTTCCCCATGCGGGTCAAGGTGTCCGGCGACTTGGACTCCGGCACTTCGGACGTGAGCCTGGCCGAGGTTGATGTTGCATTCGAGTCGTTCTCGGTGGCGGCGCCGACCGCAGCCCTCTAGTCATGGGCGGCGCAAGCCGCGGGTGAAACCATGGCGCGTAGTCGGATAGCGGATTTGCTCCAAACGAACCCGTTTTGGGTCTTTGACGCTGGCATTCTCGGCGGCAACGTACTGTTCCCGACACTCGATCCATCGCTGGCCTTCAGTTCGGTTACGGCGCCCGAGATCACGGTCGAGGAGCGTGAGATCAAGACTGGCAACTGGCAGTTCTCGCGCCGATACATCAAGTCGGCATCGGTCGGACCGATCGTGCTGTCGAGAGGCGTGAGGTTTTACGACAGCGACATGTATAACTGGATCACGGCGGCCATCCTCGGCAAGGATCCAGTGCGCAGATCGCTCTGCCTCATGCATTTTCTCGGAGTCCGCAGTGACGGCAGGACTGGACAGGTCATCGGTGGCGCGCTCACCGGTGCTCTCTCGGGGCTCCAGTCAGGCGGGGTCGCAAGTATCGCCCAGGGCGCCGTTGGCGGCGCGATCGTCGGCGCCTTCATCAACAACCGCATTCCAGGCCGCATATGGATGCTTCATGATTGTTTGCCGTTGAGATACAAATCAGGCACAGACTTCGATGCCTCATCTGGGGCCGTGTCTATTCAGGAGCTTGAGATTCAGCCGGAGCACATCGTTGAGGTGACCGTTTCAACATTGTCCGGGGCCCAGGGGGCGATCGGGGCAGTCAAAGGCGGCATCAAGGTCGTGGAGGCGTTCTGATGCTCGGCCTAGAGTCGGTAAAGGAAATGTTCGCCGTCGTCGTTGGCCGTGACGTGATGGCTGCCATCGAGTTGCGGGGACGAGTTGCGGAGCTTGACGATCGCAAGCAGGCTGTGGCGACGATCTCCGTGATCGACCTCGTTGCAGAAGTGACGGAGCTGGACTGATGCCGCATCCCGCGAACAGGCTGAACACGCTCCAGGCGGTGCGTCACGCGACCAAGTCATTCGAGGTGACGGTCAAGGATCAGGACGGCCGACCGGTGAAGCTCGGGAGCGCGACGCTCATCATGAGCGTCGGCCCTGCGGGCGGCCCGCCGTCGGTGGTCAAGCGGTCCGATGGTCAGGGCATCGAGATCACGGATGCCGACAAGGGCAAGGCCAGGGTAACGCTGTCATCCGCCGACACGGCCAGCTTGGCGGCTGGCACGCACAAGTACGATCTTTGGTCCTCCTGGCCGGGCGACCCAGTGGTTCGCTACCAGATAATCAAGCTCGCCGATCTCGTCGTCTCAGATGGCATGACGGCGTTCGAGTGAGCTGATAGGCTCGCGGCTATGAGCTTTGGCGGCATGAGCACGCGCACTGTTGGGGCGCCCGTCGGCATGACTAGCCGGAACGGGAGCCGACAGCCTGGCTCGCAGATCGTGCCGCTCTCGATCTTCTTCTTGCGCATGCAGGGCATGGAGCCGGAGAGCCCTCACAAGGTCAGGTCCAAGAAGGACAAGGACAAGGGCAAGAACAAGCGCAAGCACTCGCGCTCGGGCGCGGAGATGGCCGCGAGCGATCAGACGGCCACTGTCGGCGGCGGCCACGACCAGGCCGCTGCGGCAGGCGAAAAGCAGTCTGGCGAGCCAGCGGCCGAGGCCATGACGGCAGCGTCGGGCGGCCCGTCGAAAATGGGCGCAACGCGCGCTACCAGCGGGGCCATGGGGTCAGGGAACGTCGCGGCGTACCCAGTGCCCATCGGCGTTCCACTGCGCCGCGAGGCGCCTTGGATGGGCAAGAAGAAGCGGCGGCGCACGAAGGAGCAGAAGCGGGAGTTGATTGGTCGGCTGCTATCGGTAGTAGGCTGAACCACAGGTAGAGAAGCAGGAGCAGGAGAAGGTCTATGACAGAGAACAGTGGGGCCGCTGAGCGGTCCGCCGGAACACCATCGCCATCCCTCGCGGAGGCACTCGGGGCGCAAGATGCTGGGACGTACCAGTCGCTCACGGACGCGGCCTCGGAGCGCGGCGTCTTTCACCTCGTGGGCGGGTACCTCGATGACCAGGGGGTCGTTCACAACGAGATCCACCTGCGATCGATGTCCGGCGACGAGGAGGACATGCTCGGCAACCGGTCGGTGCCGATCCTGGACAGGATGGCCGCGATTTTGACGGCGTGTACCGAGCGCATCGGGACGCTGGTCGAGCGTGGGCAGATTGCTCAGGCCATCAACCGACTGCCACTGGGCACGCGCACGCATGCAATCATCTGCCTGCGCCGGGTTACGCATTGGAAGCGCACCAAGGATCTCTACGACATGGACGTCCGGTGCCCAGTTGCCGGATGCGAGAAGGTCGGCAGCTACGCCGTGAACCTCGCCGAGCTGGAAGTTCACGACATGCCGTATCCCGACAAGCGTGTCTACGGACTGAAGCTACTCGACAGCGGATGCGAGGTGACGTGGCGAGTTGCCTCATCCCCGCAGGAGCGCGTGCTGTCTGTCGTGGATGACATGGAGGAGTCGCGGCTGCTGACGTTCGTCATCATGGTTCGCCTGGAGACGATTGACGGCCAGGACGTTCGACTTTCGATGTCGGACCTGCTTACCGGCGACGGCAAGAAGATCAAGCTCAGCAAGAAGGCCGAGGATCTGTTCAACCTCGTGCGCAAGCTGTCGGTCGGCGACCGCGAGGACATCCGAGCCGACGTCATCGACAAGGAGCCCAGCGTCGATACAGACCTGGAGTTCGAGTGCGTGCATTGCCACAAGCCATTCAGCGGTTCCCTGAACATCGGACAGGAAACCTTTTTTTTCCCTTCGGCGACCTCCAAGCGCTTGAGACAGAAATCATCTACTTGATGGACGCCCTCGGACAGTCCTACCGGGATATAATGACAATGCCCTGTGGGCGTCGGCGGAGGATTGCGGACGAGAAGCAGAACATCGACGAATGGAGAGCGCAGCGGAATAAGGCGCGGAGGTAGCGGATGGCAGGCGGGTCCGGCGGCCTTGGAAAAATTCTTGGTCTGGGATTTTTGTTTGGCGCCAAAGACACCGGCGTCGAGCGCGTCACGTCCAAGGTCAGCAAAGGTCTCGACTCGATCGGATCTGCCGTTGCGAGCGTCGGCAAGAGCACATCCGGGCTGCTGAGGTTCAGCAACGCCATCGGCGTGATCCAGAGTTTTCAACTCAGCCGCATCACCGACTCCTTGGACGCTCTCGGAGAGAAGGCGGGCGTCGGCATTGGTGGTCAAGCCAATCAGATCGAGTCGTTTGGGGCGACCTTCTCGCAGACGTTCAAGCAGGCGCGCGCTGGCATGGGCGAGTTCG